GCTGTCAAGGTAAAATATGTTCATCTAGTTAGACTCCATTAATTCTATGCACAACGCATCAGGGTTGAATTGATGTGCATCTTGTTCACATCTGTAGACCTCGTGAAACTCTTCAGTTCCAAGATTATCACAGCTAGTACAATATTTATCTTTACCATGACAATCTTGGCAAGGGTTACACACATAATAGATCATTCTGGCTCCTTCTTCATTTGGTTAAGCAAGTCTGACAGACGATACTCAGCATCCATAAGTTTATTATAATCAGACAACCACATATCACCATCACATTCTCTCATGGTTGTACATGCGGAGGAGACTTTGTTGTACACCTTCTCGATGTACTCTTCAAGCTCTATCTCTTTATTGTATTTCCATTTATACATCTGGGTACTCCTCCCATGCTTTCCTGGCTTTTTGGTCTGCTTCAAGCACTGCCTCTCTGACAGTGATGTTTCTCCTGATTGCTTCATCATAGAACTGATCAAACAACTGCTCCTGGATTAGATCATTTATGTAATTAGACACTGCAGTCATACCTCACCCATGTTTTGCCCCAGGTTTTCGCTTGGTTACGATTCTTTCTAGGGTTGGTACTAGCTCTGGATACACGCCTTACTCCTGCTCTTTGTAACATCTTTGAACCCTTGTATCTTAGTAGTTTCTCTTGAAACCTAGCTTCTTTTCTGTTCATGGTATTTTCCTATTTAGTTTACAATTTGTGCATTATAGTTAAACAATATGTTATATCCCTTAACCTTCATAGTTAACTATAATGTTATATAGGTAATGATTTTGTCTTTTCAAGGGGGTAAGACAAATTTATTTTAAGGCAGCCTTTAGTCTAGACTTAGACAACTCATGTTGGTTTACATAGGGTTTATACTCTGCGTCTTTTACATGCCTATAGCTAGACAATTTGGGTATACCTTGCAGATGTGGTGTATAGGTACACAGTTCAGCCCTATGTTTGATGCCTAAGACTTGACCCTTGGTTAGCCTTACAAGCTCCATTACCTCTCTGGTAGGTCTCTTAGGGTTCTCTTTGAACAAATTGATTACCCTTTGTTTTGTCTTCAAACTGTATGTTCTAATCATTTTGTCTTCCTTTCTTGGTATTTGATCCCACAATAGCAGCACAATAAAAGTTTACCATTGTCATATAAGACACCATGTTGACCAAATTGTCCTATCTCTTTTTTACAATGTTCACAATGTTTCATCAGTCCCACCTTTGTATTTTTCTTAAAGCTCTTTCGTTTGTCATATAGACAACTCTCTTATGGTTTGTCTGTATCTCTACAGCTTCTGGGTAATCTTCAAGCACTTCCTCCAGGGTGTCATACATGTCATCCTGATAGCTTTGCACACCTTGCCCCTGGCATTCTGTACATTCAAGCTCCAAAGCCCTAGGGTTTACAAGGTGCGTTGTAGTGTACCCAGAACCTCCACATTCTGGGCACGTTGCTATTATTGTATAATTCATAAGATCTCCTTAGTGTTGCGGATAAGATACTACTGGAACATCAGAGGACCAGCAAGCCCTACAAGATCCACATTGGTTGCCATTGTGCCTAGCTTTGCACTCTTTGCCTAGTGGTGCTTTGTGTTTAAACACTGTGCTCGAATGTGGGAAACTAGGTGCTTCAATGGGATCAATCTTGCTAGCAGATACTCTGACAACTAGGTTTTTTGGAAAGCTACCGTGCTTGTCTAAATATTGCTTAACAATTCCACGCTCTTGCGTTGGTAACCAATGGTTGACACTAGGTGTCATCAAACAAACATCGATGATGTTTTCTAGCATTTCAATAGACTGCAGGTCCCCACTATCGAACCAACGATGAAACTTGTCTGTGCAATATCGGTCTATTTGAAGCACCATAGCAGCAACCCATTGTGTCTTATCAGACATCTCCCACTTACTAAGGTTTGACTTGTAACCCTGGTCAACACTAGGTCGTAACTTCTGTAGCTTCCTAGCATAGCACTTGTGGCAAGGTGTCCCTTTGATCTTAGCCAGCTTGCTCCCTGTCTTACATGCGAACGCATCAATGGCGTAGCTTGTTCCAGGCATTTTGGTGTTGCGTTTAGATATATTGCCAAATTCTTTGGCCTCTTTAACTAACATATGTTTTATCCTCCTAGTTGGTACAATCTAGGGCTACAGTGTACACCATAGCCCTAGCTTCTAACAACCTAAAGATTGTAGAGTTTACGCTTTGGTCTTAACCTCTGCAGATATATCGAGCGTTTACCTAAGTGATAGCCAGTGAAGGTGTCACCATTGGTCACACCATATCGAACCTTGTGCTTTCGTTTTCTTACCAGTCCTTTGGTAAATAATCCCTTGAACCTATAACCATCAGTCCCATCTAATAAGGGTCTCTTAGTGATGATATTAAATCCATTGTCTATTAGTCGCATTTTATTTCCTTTCTAGTTAAACAATATTGAGTATAAACTATTTATCTGTCTTTACCATTGTTATTATTGCATAGCTGGTATGCACTCATTGCATGGCTCATAGCTCGTCACTGAGTGCCCATCTTGTACCCTTTGGCTAGGGTAACACATAAGGAACAACGTTGGGCACTGGTGGGCAGCTATGGGCTTTATAGGCTATATATCATTATGAGATAGCAACCATATCAGTATAAGAATATGTAAGCATTACTGACATTTAGTGTTATGTTATAACATACTATTCCCACCCTCACACTCACTTGTAAATTTTTTAGGTCAGCACCATTGACCAATGTGTCGTCCATGCAACAGTGTGACAATATTGCAACAATATGGCAACATTGCTGACCTATCCCAACATTGGTCAACATTGCTGACCTTTTGTTCTCATGTTCTGTCTTTGTTCTTCTTTGTTCTCAACATTGGAACAAATAGAGAACACGTTGACCCCCCTGCGTGTTTACAAAAGTATTATGTTCTTTGGCTCCATTCTGGGGGACAATTTGAAAATCCTTGACACTTTGCCCAATTTGCTTTATAATGCGTCAAATGTTTTATTATGTCTCCATCATTGTGATGGCTCTAGAGTTTGGCAACCTAACAGAACATAGTGTCACTGGGCCATTTCAGACAAAAGAAGATTGTCTTAACTATAGCTTTGTTGTAGAGCTAGCTGTCAATCAATCTGGTTCACAAGTGAAACTTTCAGAGTGTAAACAAAAAAGAAATGAAGAAATATCCTAGCTACAAAGAACCTAAAGCCTTAGATGCAGATCTAACAGAGCTAGAAGCTGCCTTTATTGTAGAATTAGTAGACAACCACCTTGAACCCTATGATGCTTTTTCTAAGGCAGGGTACAAGGACACAAATAAAACTGTCTCCAGACATCGTGCAAAAGCTCTACAAAGACACCTTTGGCTCCACATTGAAAAAAGAATCAAGGAGAAAGTCAGTGAAACTGCTACCCTGGCTGTTAGTGTCTTAGAATCACTGATGAGAACTGCTGATTCTGAAAATGTAAGACTCAATGCAGCCAGAGACATCCTCAGTAGGGCTGGCTACGATGCGGTAGCAAAGCAGGAAACTACGATCAAAGAGGTGTCTGAGCTATCTGATGAAGAGCTAGATGCACAAATTGATAAACTCTTAGCAAACAACGTGGTCCAATTTGGCAAACAGAAATGACGTACTCAAGCTCCTCAAAGAAAAGGAACGAAGAGTAAAGACCAACAGGATTCTACAATACTCGCCATATGAGTATCAGACAAAGTTCCACCAAGAGGGACAAGATTGTCCACAACGTATCTTGATGGCAGCTAACCGTGTTGGTAAGACATTTTGTGGAGCAGCAGAAACTGCCTATCACCTGACAGGAATATATCCTGAGTGGTGGAAAGGTCGTAGATTTGACAAACCAGTAAAGGTATGGGCAGCAGGGGAATCTAATGATACTACCAGGGATATCATCCAGAAGGAACTATTTGGAAACCCACAAGACCCTAATCAAAAAGGTACAGGAGCCGTACCGCTACAATACATCGAGGAAACCATCAGGAAACCAGGTGTTCCAAACGCCTATAGTGCGGCGTTGGTCAAGCACAAAACTGGGGGAAACTCTATAATCAGCTTCAAAGCCTATGAACAGGGTTTTGAAAAGTTCATGGGTGAAGCTGTAGATGTTGTCTGGCTTGACGAAGAACCCAGGCATGAGATTTTTAGTCAGTGTATCACTCGTACTGCTGATACTGATGGTGTTGTCTACATGACGTTTACTCCTGAAAAGGGGATGACAAGTGTAGTTAGTAGTTTTATGAATGATCTCAAACCAGGTCAAAGCTTGATAACAGCCACCTGGGACGATGTAGATCACCTAGATGCAAAGACCAAGGAACAGCTACTAGCTGTATATAGTCCTGCAGAACGTGACATGAGATCAAAGGGTATCCCTGTGTTTGGATCAGGGCTTGTCTACCCTGTCAAGGAAGAAGACATAGTTTGTGAAGAATTTGACATACCAAGTCACTTTTTACAACTAGCTGCAATAGACT